CTAGCCATTAAACTTTAGATCGTGCACCAACTAAAGTGATATTCTTAGTTGAACCATCAAAGTTAGTAGACTTTCTACCCTTAGTTACATTGATTGGAACTGCATGAGCAGAACCAGTTGGAGATAAACCTGAACTCGCTGGTGTTGGAGGAGTTATTCCTCTTCCATTACCTGCGCTTGTAGGTCCGTTTTTAATTAAGATAGAAGTATTGATTCCTCTTCTATTCATTATCTGATCTCCTGACCAAAACCTCTTTTAGCTGCGCCTCTTGATTTAACGCCTCCACCAGAAGATTTTAATTCTCTAACGATTCTTTTCTTCTCGTCTCTTAAATTTCTTTTACCTTTTCTTGAGTAAGCTCTCTCAGCATCTACTCTTCCAAGTTCTTCTAATCTGTTTTCTCTTCTAGTGTTTCTTCTCTTCTTAGCTTTTCCACCTCTTCTATGAGTCGCACGATTTAACATTTCAGTTTTTTCGTGGTAGCCAGCTGCTTTGTATTCGTCGCTATCAGTAATATCCTTAAGTTCTTTTTGGGATTTAAGTTTTCCCTTAACAATATTTCCTTTTTGTTGTGTATTTTTAAAAGACATATTATCTCCTATTTATTAACTTTGTTTTTACGACCGAACTTAGGTTTTCTTTTTCCCCAAGCTCCGTAAGATTCGTCTCTACGCGCTTTCATAGATTGTTTCTTACCAGATTCTTTTCCACGTCTCATTCCTAAAGACTCATCTTCTCTAGCTGCGTAACCTTGTTTTTTCTTTTTAGCAGATCCACCTTTTTTGTATGGGAATCTAACATTTGATCTAACACCATTTTGTCTCATAAGTTTTTCTCCTTGTTCTATTTATATTGTTTTTAATTATAGTTGTCTAGCTTATTTTTTACCGTTCCTAAAGATTTGTGTGCCCTTTATACCAAAAATACTCGCGCAGACAAGAATCCATAAATTTGTAAACCAGCTCGGCAGTGCCTGGAAATGCTCGAAGAAGATTTTTATCTTCTCCATAGCCAGCGGATCGTCCGACCAGACCCCATATGCGAGCACCAAAATGGGCAACGTGAGAATCAATAAAACGACCTCGTCCTTGTAGTCGTTTTGTCGGGCTTCTAAAAGTTTGCCCTGGTATTCGCTCTCGCCTCGGGCCATCTTAGTGGCTGCCATGTGTTGAGCATCCGCCATAGCCATTTTTGTCTCTTGACGTTTTTTATAAATGTGCGAACCAGCGTTTAATGCTAGTTTAAGGGCTCCTAAAATTGGGAATGCCATACTAGTACCAAGTAGCAGTTTTATTTTTAGATTTTAACATTCTTTTAGTTCCTTTTACCTCAACTTTATCACCAGTTGGAATTACGTTTCTTTGTATTCCATCAGCGTTAGTTTCAGATCTCGGATCCCACTCTACATTTTGAGAAGGAATGTTAAGATCAGACTGTTTAAAAGATTCTTCTTTTTTAGCCATTGTTTCTCCTTATTTTTTTCGTAACTTTTTCAATGTTATAGCAAATCTTGCTCTTTGTCCAAGCTTTCCTGGTTTTTTAGCAGCTGCTTTTAACTTTGAAGCGGGTATTGTTTTACCTTTTTTGACCCCTAGAGATTTTCTTAATGCTCCAGGTTTTTTTATCGCTTTTTTGATGTTTAATGTCATCTGTTTTCTCCTTTGTATTTCTCAATTTCAACACTTGGTATCATTTTGTCAACATTTGGCATAGTCTTCCCTAGTATTGTCTTCTCAATTGATGTATCAGCTCTTAAATTAGCTAATTTATCGTTTTGTTGAAGCTTGTCTTCGTGTTCTTGACGGTTCATTACCGCTTTCATACGATCTAAATTTATTTTTTCCTGTCCTTCGACTTTTTTACGCTCATTATCCATCGCTCTAAGGTCTAACTCCCTCGCTCTTAGCTTCGCAATTGGATCATTATCAAATTGAGAGGTAATTGATTTCTCTTCTTTTAAAAATTCCTCCATCATTTCTGCAATCAACACAGCTTTTCTTGCTTCTATCTTCTGAGACATCTGCATTACCTGTTGTTGAAGCTGTGGATTCTGTTGAGCCATCTGACTCATCTGTGCAATCTGCGCTAATTCTTGTGGAAACTCTAATTCTATCTGTTCTTGAGACATTAAACTAATATGTTCAAAAACATTTTTCTCCATCGCTGCCATAACCATCGGATTATTTCTAGCAATGTTAGTTGCCATGAAATTTAAGTGTGAAGTTATATGAGCTCTATGATCTTGACCAGGGAAAGCTTGAAAAGGTTTTCCTGAAAGAGCCATGATGTTTTCTAAACTTGGATCCAAAGGTTGTGGTTGTTGTGGTTTAACTAATAACGTATCAATATCTTTTACGCCTAACGCTTCGTACATATTTCTATACGCTTGATACAAGTTATGCATTTGCGGATTAGAAGTTGCCAGCTGCAACTCTGTTTGCGCGAGGGAAATACGCTGAGTTTGAGAAAAGATGTTAGGGTCAGCAACTGGCAATATATCTACCCGATCATCAAAGTCTGCTTGTTTAATCATCCTTTGACCCCCAACTATGTCGTACGGATATTCCGGAGGTAAATATAACTTGAATACTCTCGCAAGAAGTTTGAATTCTTGCTTTAATGAAGAGTAAATTCTTTTATGAACAGCGGACATTGTTCTTGATCCACGTTCTAGTAATGCAACTGTTGTACCAACAGCGGCTTGTTGATTGCCATCACCAACTTGTAAATCGGCAATCGATGCAAATCTCTGGCCAGCTTGAACAACAATACCCATTAAGTTTAATAACGTTGCCGATGGTTCTTTAAATGGCAACATCATAAATGAATCTTTTAAATTTCCACCAGGGGCATCTACGTCTCTAAACTCTCCCGGTTGAATAGATTGTGCGTCGTCTCTAATTCTAATCCCACGCATTTTAAAACCAGCTGGTAAGTTTGATAAAGTTCCAGCATCTAATAATTGTCTTAATGCAGCTGTTGCAGTTCTAGACAATCCACCAATCATGTGAATTAAACCAAAACCATAAAAACCTAAACCCGGTAAAAATTTAAAGTGTACAAAGTAATCTATTTTCTTTTTCTGTGGATCACCAATTTCATAGTTTCTTTTAATTGATAAAACATTTCTTGACGCTTCTTCAATTGTCACAATGTAAGGAATTTTAATTCCAGAAGGTTCACCTGATTGATCTTGATCTTCAAAACCTTCTAGGTCTAAATTAATATGACACTCTAACAAAGTATAAACATCATCATCTTGAGTTTTTCTTTGTCCTTCTAATTCTCTTTCTTTTTTCTCTACATCGTTTTCAACATTTCTAGGTGTGCCTAATTCTATATCTCTATAAAAGCCAGCAACTTGTTGTTTTCTTAATTCGTTTTTAGATACTTTTACCCGATGGATGATTGCTTCCGCATCTTCTAATGAGGTAGCAGTGTACGGTACAATCAAATCATCTGCAGGTACAAACTTTGATGAGGGCGCTTGTTCAAGTTCATCATAATAAACTTTTTTAAAAGCTGATCCCGCTAGTGGTAAATAAAATAGCATTTGATCAAAGTCTGGCTCATAATCTTTCATTTTCTCCATGAGCTCGTAATTCATATAATCTTTTACACGTTGAGACTGCTGTTGTTTTTCTGGTGTTGGAGCACCAATCACAGCTGTTCTAACTGGGCCATCTGCTGGCAATAATTCTTTATAAGCTAAAGCTTGAAACTGAGTTACAGCTTCAGCAAGTACTGGGTGAGTTGCACCACTCGCTCCTTGGAATGGTTCCGTTCTCATATCGTATTTGAAACCTAATAAATCTAAACCTGTTGTATAAGTTTTCTCCCAATCTTTTCTACCCATTTGGTAGTCCATGTATTTTTGAGAAAGGTCTGATCCCATTTCTGATAACACATTGTCTGGTAAAAATTCTGCTAAGTTAGCGTAGTGTTCATCGCCACCTTCTGGGGAAACTGCATTGGGATCAAAATTAATTTCAACTGATCCATCTTCATTTTCTGTTGTTTCTATGGGCCCTGGTGCCTGTTGCTCTTCTACTGAAACTTCTTCAACAGTTTCTTGAATCTGTTCGTCACCCGGTATAGTTACGGACCCTCTTGGACCTTGTGTCAAGGCCTTGTCTATTTTGTCTACCATTACTTTTCTCCTGCGTTGTTTTAACAGTATTATAATTAATATTCAACCCCTGAGGCGTGGGTCCTGATTCAGGCGCCAGGAGCCAGGTCTTAGGGTATTTTGATGTCTTTGATTTGGTTTGCATATTTTCCGAATAAAGGTTTAGCTTCTGTTTTTTCTACTTCCTCACTTATTACTTCTTCACCCTCATCTGGTGGAGAGTTTTTAAAGGGATTAATTAAGGAAGAACTAGCCCAAGTAGGTGCTTTATCTTTTTGTTTAGCTTTATAATCCGACCACCACTGTGCAAGATCAGGTCCTCCATGGTAAGCAACAAATGATTCATCAGGTTTAGTTAAACCCCTCTCTGCAGCCTCCGCAGCATCACTCACTCCCCATACAGTTCCTGCCACGGGAATTTGTTTTAATGCTCCTTTTACAGCTCCTTTGATCACCGGTTTAGCTTTTTTTAAAAGACTAGTTGCCTGAGTTTTAAAGTCACCTTGTACTGGTTTATCAACTTTAATTTTAGCAGCTCTATAAGGAGTGTTTAATTTTTTACCTATATGATCTCCTTGTTTATCAAATATTAAAATTTTTGTTCCTAAATCTTTTTCTTGCATCATAAGGTCGTCAACATTTAAATTACGAAAATGTTCTCCTCCTATTTTATATTTTACATCGGGTCTGTTAAGTCTATCAGCAGCTCCTAATGCAATATTAATTCTTTGAGGAAGTATTGTTAAATTTTTAAAAGGATGTTTTTTAAGATCTAAATGATCTGTTTCATAAGGAAATCTGTTATAAGCTTTAGTGTAACCATACCCATGCTTATACATAGATGCAGAATAATTTCCAAAGGTAACATGTTTACCAGTTTTAGGATCAATAATTTTAGAGCCATCTGGCCAATATGATTTATCTCTCATTACTTTTAATTGATCTTGAAGATCATAATATTCTTTAAACATTGGATCAGTTTTACTGTTTCGAAGCAAATAATCCATGTCATACGTTTTACCGGTAGAATCTTTAAAAATAATATCGTGGTAAGAATCAACATCTGCCATGTTTGTGATTCTTTTACCTGATTTTTCATCAAAAATATTAAAGATAGCATCTCCACCAGCTTGATCTTGGTGCCGAACAACGTAATTCATTAAATGCTCTGCATCAGTTTTAGGAGCTCTCAACATACTTTTAGTGTAAATGCTAGACTCCACATCAGAAATTCTCCAATCTTTACCTCCTATTTTTCTAATAAAATTAGCACTACTTAATTTATTGATTAAAGGTTTTACCTCATTTGCGTAATCTAAGTTTTTAGAATTTTTTAATGCAAGACTTATATTATCTACTCTAACACGACCTGGTGTTTTACTACTCTTACTACCAATCATTTCAGCTATTTTATAAAGAGGTTTTAATACTTCATCCGCATTTCTACTTGAATCTTGGAATAACTCTATCCAAGCTTTTTCAACTTTTGTGCCAAAAGAATCTAATTTACTAATATTATTTTTTTTAATAATTCCTTGTAGATGGACTCCATTCTTTACCCCATCAATCTGTTTAGCTACATCATCTAAACTCATATATTTAAGGCTTTTATTAGCGTTGTTAACCACTGTCTCAACAGCTTCTATATCAAACCCTTTTGGTCTTCCAGCATAGCCCGGTCTCGATCCATCAATAGTGGGCTTAACTAACTGAGGTACTATTCTTCCACCCTCAGCAAAAGAACCAGAGCTTTTAAATCTTAAATATTCTTCCCAAGTTAAATCAGGATAGTTTGCTTTCCAATCTAATTTTTGTGGTCCATAATATTCTTCTTCCAGAGAGCCCCCACTAAAACCTGCACGACCTCCTTCAGCTAAAAGATAAGGCGGATAATCTTCTCTCGTCTCTCCTTGTATTTCTAATAAATCTTTTACAGGGATTGAGTCGTCTTGCTCTAAAGCTCTTGTTTGTCCTTCCCCTGCTTGACCGAACAAAGGAGAAATAGCTGCATTAAATTCTTCTCGTGTAATAATGTCTTCTTCAACACCATCATCTAAATGTTCACTTACTAAATTAAGCCAATCTCTTCGACCCATTCCATCTCTTGCTTTTTTTAAAAGCTTTAATTTATTGTTCCATTGAATTTTTTTAATTTCTTCTGGGGAAGGTTTGGCTTCAGGGATAACGGGTCCACCGTTTTCGTATCTCTGACGCGGGCGCGTCACATACGCCATCATTTCATTATATTCATGAATTTTCAATTTACACTCCTAGGATATTGGCTAACCCACCTGAAGCTAATGTAATTTTAGTTTTGTCTTCTTCGATTAATTCTCTTACCGTATCAGTTTCACCAGATCCTCTAGCGGTACCGATTCTCATTTCATAAAATTCTTTTAACTCTTGTAGAGAATTTGGTTTACGACCTCTTTCTCTAATGAATTCTTTTACGACTTCTTCGATTCTAATCGTTGGATCAATTTTTGCTGAACCCTCTCCTACATACACTCTAATAAAATCATCTATTTCCATGATAGGCATTCCAGGTTTCTGTTCGTTCATGTCATACTTATACTGTTCGTATGCTTCCACTAATTCTGGATCATAGTTTCCTGGCTCGTAAGCCATTTGCATGATGCCTGAATCCTGACCCTTGACTTGTTCGCCATAAGGAATGTTTTGATCTTTCATTAATTCAATTGTATCTAACTCTTCTTCACCGAAGTCTTCATCATCTGTTCCGTAAGCATAATTAGTTCTCATCATTCCTCCATGGGCCCTTTTTTTGGGGTAGGCTATTTCTATATTATGCTTATTTATATAATCCGTCAAGCTAACTCCTTGTTTTTTATCCTCACTTATCTCCCAAGAGTCAATTACATCTGCGTAAGTTTCCATTAATAATATGTCCTTTGTGTTGGAGGAATTTTTTCCTCCTTATAATCTTCAGGGTGTTGAATCAAACCACCCTGTCTAAATCTCATCACTGCTTGAGTCATACTATCAACCAAGTCATCATGATCCCCATAAGGAAAAGCAGCGCATTCTTCAATTACTTCTTGAGCAAACTCCATTTCTTTGGGCGCCCATATTCGGCCACTCTCGAACAGAGGTGATACCGAGTTTACTCTAGTGTGCTTATCGTTGCCTTTACTAGGTGTAAAATTTATAACAGGGATTCCCATTTTACGCAACTCATAAGTTAGAGGAAGCCCTGATGCCTTACTCTCGATTATAACGGTTTCAGGATTCCAATATCCATATTGCTCTAAAGCAATTCTTCTTAATTCAGGAAACTCGTATCTACCTTTTAGAGAATCTACTAAAATTAAATTAGGTGGTTCATCTTCAGAGGGACGAAAAACTCCCCACGTTGTAATAGCAGAAAAGTCAGCAGTTTCTTTTTTCATAAATGCGGTGTCATAACTTTGAATAACATGTTGAAGAGGAGGCAAATCATCGGACTCCCATGACTTCCACCATTCACGTTTTATTAAAGCTCCTTCTTCTGAAGTTGGATTCTGCATATACTGAGCATTCCATTTACTTCCAGGGATCGAAGCTTTTACTCCTTCTAAATCTTTTATGTTCCAGTACTCTGGCCAAACAGGTTTTCCTGAGGGAAGAATTGCAGGGAACTCAATCAACTCCCATTGATCTGCTTTAACTTCTTTCTGTGCATTTAATAATCTTCCCGTTAAATCTTTTTCATTCCAACGAGTCATGATTACAATAATAGAACCACCGGGTTGAAGACGCTGCCTTGGGCCGGATGTATACCATTCATAAGTTCGATCCAAAGCTTGTGAGTTCATGGCATCTTGTTCAGAATGTGGATCATCAATGATTAATAAATCGGCACCCCTTCCAGTGATTGCCGATCCTACACCCGCTGCATAATACTCTCCACCTTGAGCCGTTTCCCATTTACCTGCGGCTTGAGAATCTGGATTAAGTCTAGTATTAAAAATTTCTTTATATTCCGCGGAGTCCATTAGTCCTTTTGCTTTACGACCAAACCTAACTGATAACTCAGTGGTATTAGTGGATTGAATAATTTTTAATTTAGGATTTCTTCCAACCATCCAGGCGGGCAAAAGATAAGAACCAAACTCAGACTTAGTATGTCTTGGTGGCATGTTAATAATTAATCTTTTTATTTTGCCTTCAGCTAGAGCATTAAACTTGGCAGCAATTTTTTTATGGTGGGAGCCTTCAATAAAGTCTGGCCAAACATGTTTAACAAATGTCAGGAAATCATTTTGAATTGATGATTGTTTTTTCTTTTCCCCGTACTGATTCATCAATAAAGAGAATTGTCTTCTTACGTCAGCAGGTAATTTGTCTAGGTTCTGTATAAATTTTTCATTCATAAAATTTTTTTGCAAAATTTTTTCAGGGTTATTTTGAAACCTTAGAAGGTATTTTAAGGCTTTAAACCTGTAAATCAAGCCCTAAAGGTAAAACTTTGGGACCCCTTTTTTAAAAAAAAGAAAAAGGTTTTTAAAAAAATTTCAAAATTGATGGAGGGTCTGGTACCTCTATGAAAGATGCGCGCCGCGAAGCGGCGCACAACCTGTGGTTGTATGCAGTTTATGCATACAACCGGAGCGAGACTCTTTAGTCTAAGAGTACCATATATTGTTTAGTAAAATTTCTACTAAACCAATCTAAACCTTGTCTTACTGTTTTATAATCTTGCAACATCTCAGCGCCTATGATTACATCATAGACAGCGATTGCAAACGCTGGCAATGTGCATGACTCACCGCCAAATCTATTTCTTACTGTGTCCTCTGCTGTTGCATCTTCTGGTAGTGCAACATCAAAAGGAAGTTTGTATTCCTTGTTATTGTAGTTAATTGTTTTCATATTTTCCTCGCTTTCAATACTCCCATTATATCCTATAATGGGAGTAAAGTCAATAGTTAATTTGCCCAGGCTTCTAATCCTCCGTTAGTTGCCTTGTTTAATGCTTCCAGATATTCTGTCTCAGTCATCATTAAATTAGTCAAACAAAAATGATGTTTATCACCTTGAAGTTGTCCTGGTTTTCTTAAGTAGTCAACTGCCTGTTCTAAAAGTTGTTGTCTTTTAGATCCGCCTGGTTGATATTCTTTTTTAAGTGTTTTAGTCATGTCGCTCCTTTGTTAATTTATGCTCCCATTATATCCTATTATCTCCTAAATGTCAATAGCTATTCTGTCGCACCCCCCTGTATTTTTTTAATGGTTGAATAATTACGTCCATAATGTTGTTCAGTTGTTTTTTCATATCCCTCGGTTATTCTTCTATGCTCAATAAATGGTGGCAATGTTCTTCTTGCAATACTTTCCATATGAGTATTCAACCATTCATTCTTACAGCCTTGGCTACAAAAGTATTTATCTGAGTCTGGATATCTCCAACCATATCTATTT